TTTAAAAAAAAAAAATAAAATATTTTAAAAAAAAAAAAAACGCAAACACTTTGTAAGGTAATAATATATTACTGTATATATTATATACTATTACCTCTACTTCTCATAGTTTGAAATTAGAATATAATAATATATATACAATATAAGGTAATAGTACCTATAGAATCAATAACTTATCGTTTACGCCTGAAAATACAGTTTTCCGGAAACATTATTAAAATCATATACTTACAACTTAAATTCTAGGTGAAAATCGTGCAAGAAATGATCAGTTGAAAAATTAGTTGCTAGAAACAGCCTTTTTTCGAGTATAAGAGAATACGTATTATAACCAGATGTTATAAAATATTCTTTTTATTTGCAAACTGGTTTGCTAAAAATTCACCTTATATGTTAACCCTCTAAGACGTATTCAGTAATAACCTGGGGTTATAGATCTTATGATCTGAGGCGATAACCAGTGTATTTTTATAACCGTTAACAACCGCTAATTATTTAACTGAATATTAAATACAAATCTTATCAACCTTTTATAAACTTAAGTTATAATACAATACGTCTTAGAGGGTTACGCTATGATAAGTGTTCACTAACATTATTTAGTTATAACCAGTGTATTCTTATCAAATTCTTAATTCTCTACAATATAATAGGTTTGTTTTTTATAACTTATATTTATGTTCAAATAATCTAAAGTTATAAGAATACACTGGTTATAACTAAATAATGTTAAAACAGGGCAAACTTGATATAAGCGGTTGTAAGTCCTACAATTTCTTAAAACCAACAACAAAGGTGTGGCTGAATGAGTGGCGATGAATTAGTGAAGTGGATTCTAGGGGTAATGACAACAGGGTTATTTGTGATGGTCGGTATACTGGATAAGCGCAGAACAGCACGGATTGATCAAATTGAAAGGGTACAGATTGCACAGCAAGTAGAACTAACTAAGCTGCAAACGTTAGGTAAATCAGTTGATGCAGTGCGTGCAGAATTGCGTGATACACACAATGAGACAAATCACGAATTAGCCCAAATACGGTTGGCTATGGACACCAATTTTACTAAATCGAATGAATCAATAGAAAAGATATATGAAATTATGATACGGCAGAATCAAAGTAATGACTCTCGACCAAATTAATGCATATGAGAAATTAAGTGATCTGGCAAAGCACACAGTCAATGCATACCTAGCTGGTAAACCTCATGCGGATATGCCTGGCGATATCAGTTGTGCCGATGCTTATTTGAAAGCATGCAATAAGCTGAATAAGAACCCCGGTAATAATCCAAGTTCGGCAGGACGTGCAATTCTTACCGGCGACAAGGCACAAGCATATATAAAGCTAGTGATATTCCCTAAAGATGTGGTTGATGCTGCAGCGGCTATTATGAGTCGGGAACAGATACTGATTGAACTAACTCAAATGGCTGAAGTGTCGATTTGTGACATTATCAGGATCACTGAGGATGGTGTGATTGTTATAGATGATTGGAATCGATTACCCCGTGCATATCGCAAATGCATACAGAGTGTCAAACAAGGTAAATACGGTCTTGAGCTTAAAATGTATGATCGATTCAGGGCACTGGCTCGAATACTCATTGCACAAGGTGGTGATGCTGCTATCAAATTTCAACAAGTGAATGAGGATAAGGAATTAACTCCGTGGAATGATATAACAGCCGGTGTCGATGAATGAGATTAGAATGGAATCCACAGGTATCATTTGCTGATTACTTCTATACCACCGTTGAAGATATATTAAAATATCGTTCTGTATTTCGCGAAGAAATCACATATTTTGTACCGTACGGTGGCAGGGGATCAGGTAAAACGTTTACATTTGCTGATGCTGTGGTGATTGAGGGTACATTAAGAAAGGTGCGTATACTTGTCACTCGTGAGCTACAGTTATCAATTGAAGAATCAATAAAAGCAGAAATTGAAGCCGCTATAGTTGAACGTGGTCTGGAGCATTTCTATACAATTCAGAAAACCGTGATAATTGGCAAGAATGGCACCCGGTTTATTTTTAAGGGATTAAAAAACAACATCGGCTCACTGAAATCAATTAGTGACGTTGATATTGTGCTGTGCGAAGAATCAGAGAATATCAGCAATAACAGCTGGACTAAGTTTCTACCCTCAATACGACCACGCGACAAGGTGACACGAGGTGGTGAAGAAATTGTAATCGTTATTTATAACCCTGATGATGAACTTGATGATACACATCAGCGGTTCGTTGTTAACCCACCTGCACGATGTGTGTCCAGACTAATAAACTGGCGCGACAATAAATATTTCCCGGCTAACCTTGAACGGCAAAGGCAGGATTGCAAACGCTTGCGACCACCAGATGAATATGAAAACGTATGGGAGGGCAAGTGTAAAGGTGGTGATGATAATCAAATCATACAGTTAGAATGGATTAAGGCTGCACGGTTTGCATCACGTAACCCTGATTTTGTTAAAACGGGTTCACGTAGGTTTGCTTATGACCCTGCAGGACAAGGAAAGGATAGTAATGCTGGTGTGGCCAAAGATGGCAATATAATCAATTACATAGATGAATGGTTGCGCTCAAAAGACCTACGTGTAGCCACTAAACGCGCATTTAATGCGGCGCTCGGATTCGGTGCTGAACAATTCAGCTATGATACCTGTGGTGGCTATGGTGATGGTGTTAGTGTATTCGTTGATGACATTATGGCACAGCATAGAATAGAATTTGCACAAGAATACAATATTCATGCAGATGTGATTAAAATACACCCATTTGATGCAGGTGCTGGCGTTATAAACCCTGATAAAAAAATACCTGGCACTAAGAAAACATGGGGTGAGCAGTATGGAAACGCTAAGGCACAAGCGCAAGCTGTCACTGCAAATTTGCTCTATACCACATACAGGTTTATAGTAAATGGTGACAGGGATATGAAACCTGATGAATTATTGAGCATCGACATTGATGATGATGATGTGTTCAATAAATTATGCAAAGAATTGAAAACACCGTTATGGGTGAAATCTAATGTAAATTCGAAGAAAGTTGTTGAATCTAAAGAGGATATGGAAAAAAGGACCGGATTGAAATCACCGAATATCGGTGATGCTATACACATGGTGAATGCACCGACTAAAGCAGTATTTATACCTACGGCGGGTTAAATATGATTAAGAAGTATTTAGTTGATAAGGAAGGTGAACCGGATAAGCCGTATTTATTGCTTGAAGATATTCACTATATGAGTCGGTATGGTCACGAGGTGTATGTACCAGCCGGTAGACGCTCAGACGGTGCAACCGGTGCTTTTGATATCATCAGCAATTCATGGTGGATACATGATGAGTTATGCAATAATGGATGCTTTCAGGATGCTTTTATATGTACAAATTTGATGGCATCGACAGTGCTAAGCGATGTTTTAAAAAGTGAAGGCAGGTGGATACGCGCGCGCTATTGGTTTTTATTTACCTTGGCGCTAGGTGGTGGTGAAGCTCGTGACAATGGTTTATTTTAATTAATTGAGGGTGTGACAATGAGTGCAGAAAAATCATATAGAGGCGTGCAAACTCGGGAGGTGTGGGATTTTCGCCTATCAACCGCTTCACCGGTATTACACAACAGTGGTAAAACATGGCGTATTGACATACATCCACTCGTTGATGGCACTGGTACACCGCTTGAAAGCATTGAAACTGATATACCCGTTGAAAAGGGTGAAAAAGGTTTAATCAAAGGTCAAGCTGCATGCTTTGCTATTCTTCGTACCATGCGTGATAAGTATTCGCATCCTGATATCGAAGAATTAAAACCCGTTGCAGCTGCTATTAATGCTAAGGCAGACTCGATATCTGCGTTATTAGAGGGCAAATCGCGTGCTGAAGCAATGGAATTTTTGAGCGGTAATTTTGAAAAGGCGGTTGCTGAACTTGAAACTGAATTAGGTGAACAATCATGAGTCAGAATAGAACAGACGCATTGCGTACAGCATTAATGGATGCATTAGTTACCCAACGTGGTACTAGTGCGAGGATTGAAATTCGCACGCTGGCTAACACCGGTTCTGCTGGTGTGGGAACGTTACTGGCATTGATCACAGGTAACGTTTCACAATGGGGTACGGTGTCAGCCGGTGTATTGACATCCAGTGCAACCACTGCAGAAACAAGTGCACCTGCAGGCGGTACAGCGGCGCACTATGAGCTGCTGACATCAGGTTCAACATTCCTTGAAGATGGTTTATGTGATGTAGGTGGCACCGATGGTGTAACCATTGACAACGCGACTATTACACTCGGTCAAACGGTTCAATTGTCTGGTAACTGGGTTAACACTGCAGCTTACTAATAGGTGAGATTATGAAAAATTTAATATATTCAGCGTTAATGTTGTTAATGTACCTGGTGTTCCCTTCGATGTCTTATGCAGTGGAACCACCACCAGTGCCACAGATTGAGCAACTTAATGATGTATTGCTTATATGGGATGATGCTGACAAGCGTGAAAACGGTGGCGTGTTACTGCCTGCTGATATACGGGGTTACTTGCTTGTATACGGGTTAACGAGTGACAGCGGTATTGTTGAGCCTATTGAACTGAATAGAGTCAACGAGTACCCAATTAACAACCTAGCACCAGGTGAGTATTCGTTTTTCATTGCAACGGTTGATACTGGCGGTCTGCAATCTGTGTGGGCTGAAACTATCACAACGATAGGATCACAGTTCAGACCATCGCCACCCGGTGGATTCTCGGCAAGTGTAAACAAGGATGTGGTTGGTGCTGTCAATGCTGTTATATCGTGTATGACAAGCAATAGGTGCGTGACAACTATTAAATTGAAGCATGCTGAACTAGACAAATCATAATAGGTTCACTATGACAATTGAAATTGAAAAGATAGAAAAAAGCACGGTAAGAGATGGCTATCTTGTTCATTTTGTCGGTGGTCCGGTGCTAGGTTTTAGAACGATTGAACGAATGGCCAAGGCTAGTAAAAGTCATAAATTAATTGATGCAAATTATGAACGAGATACAGATATAAAATCAGCAATTGCTGCTATTGTCGCTCGATTGCAAGCCGGTGATAGCTGGTCAACGGTGCAACGAGATAACGAAAAGCAAAAATATACAAGGCCAGACGTAATTAGAGAGGTGGTTACACGTGGCTAATGAGCTGCTGACAAGTTTAAACGGTCTATGGTATCCCGGTGCAATTGATGATGGTCCAGGCTCATATTCAGTATATGCACTCAATGTTGACTGGAATTATAGCCATAGTACAGGTAGTGGTGATTGTTACGGGGTTGTTCTTGTACCAGATAAAGATTATGTGAATGCTGACGTAGATGTAAGCGTATTCATTGACACTTACAGTGGTTCACCTGAAATGTATGCAGAGGTTAGAAATTCTTGGATCAGTGGCGCTAACCCTACCAGACCAGACAGTACGGTTTCCCCATTAGGTGTATCTCCTACTGCAAAGATTCCTGCAGCCAACACAGCATGGCATGCACTAGACACTATCCCTAATGTTTCAATGGATGTTGAAAAAGCATATTTTGTCGAGGTATTCTGTGACAATTTATCGGGTGACTCTGCTACAGTGGTTACACGTGGTGAATTAGATGGGTTAGGTGCAGTTGGTACAATCGGTGGTACAACTTTTAGAGGTTTCACCGAAGATGCTGGTTTTAGTGGAAACTACACTGAAACAATCGGTAATCCAATTATAGCGATATCTATTGACGGTACACCATTTGGCTTTGTCTTTCCAAGCCAGATTACACGAGCGAACAACCAAGATTATCGAGGCAATAGCTATATATTTGACAGCGATGTATATATTGACGGCATGCGATACCCTAGTATTGATGGACCGGTTCCATTTGATACGGGTACATTTGGTATATGGCCCTCTGATAGCGCAACTGAAATTGTAAAAGTGACAGCCACTGCATCACCGCAAAATCATTTTCAAGGTGTACGATGGCCTAGGCAATTGATTGAGGCAGGGCAGGAAGTGCATATAATGTGTGCCCCTGCTAGTAACAGCACATTCGGTGATTTATATGAGATGGGAACAAATGCGGATTCTAATAGTGTGGTTTCTGATTGTGGATGGTATCAAGCGCATGCGGTAGAGGGTACACTGGGAAGCATTGTTTCAATGCCATACGAATGGTCTGGAATGTGTCCGATGGTATCGAACGTTAGTAATCCCGCAGGTAGCGATTTAATCGTGCCGAACAGAAAGATTTTTATATAATTGATAGGTGATTCTCATGGGTAGAATATATTCAGCGTCAGTCGAAGAGGTTGCGCTTGTAACAGCAACTGATCTAATGCGTATCGTCGCACCTAGTGATGCAATTGTGGTGCTCACAAGCGTTATTGTGACCTTTGATGCTAGTGCAGCCGACACTGCAATTATTGAAATATTTAAGGGCACAGGTGGTGGTACTGCAGCGGTGACACCTGAAAAAGCAGAGGCTAGTGATACAGCATTTGGCGGCACAGTTCACGACTTGACTGGTACAACCAATGTCACCAAAACAGCCGGTAATTGGGTGCGTGAAGAAATCGACGTAAGAGCGGGGTTCTATTGGCAACCATCGCCAAAACAATACTTGACCCTAGCACCAAGTGGTATTTGTTCGATCCGATCTGATATAGATATCACAAGTGCAAACTGCAGCGTGACCGCTTGGTTTGAAGAAATAGGATAATAACCCATGGCACGGCGCATTGTAGTCGTATCAGAAGAGTATGGTGCGTTTCGTTCTGCACAACTGGTTTCATCGCGTCCAGTTCACCAGTTGTTTCTGTTCGATACTGTAGGTCCACCGACCGCAAGCATAACAGCATCTCAGAATGAACTTGGTGATAGTACAACTGCAAGTGTTGAATCACTGATACAATTTACAGCATCACAGAATGAACTTGGTGATAGTACTACTGCATTAATTCAAGCACCTGCACAGATTACAGCATCACAGAATGAACTTGGTGATAGTACTACTGCAGCGGTTGAAGTTGTACCGCTTGCAGCAAGCATTACAGCATCACAGAATGAACTTGGTGATAGTACTACTGCATTAATTCAAGCACCTGCACAGATTACAGCATCACAGAATGAACTTGGTGATAGCACTACTGCCAGTGTTATAGGTGTACTCACAAGTGAGATAACAGCATCTCAGAATGAACTTGGTGATAGTACAACTGCAAGTGTTGAATCACTGATACAGTTTACAGCAAGTCAGAATGAACTTGGTGATAGCACTACTGCATTAATTCAAGCACCTGCACAGATTACAGCATCACAGAATGAACTTGGTGATAGCACTACTGCAAGCATTAGCAGCATACTTACCAGCAGTATTACAGCATCACAGAATGAACTTGGTGATAGTACCACTGCAAGCATTGAATCGATTATTGAAGTCAGTGCAAGTCAAACTGAAGAGGGTGATAACACCGTTGTATCAATCGGTGTGGTGGCACAGTTTACAGCAAGCCAGAATGAAGCAGGTGACACTACCGTTGCGGTGGTGGTAGGTATACCCATCGTGATACCGGTGTCTGCTACACTAAGGTCGAGAATTAGTGATATAACCACTGTCACATCGGCTATAAATGATGTGGCAACTGTTAGGAGTAAAGTAGGCTAATGCAAAAAATATCTACTACTGATGAAGGTACAATATTGCGGATTGTCGGTGATTTTGACATGTCGTCATACACTGATTTAATTGTAACGTTTACTAATCCCAACGACGGTACAACGTTTGTTAAATCGTTTTTAGCTGGTGCAAAAATCACATTGGGCACTGTTGAAGTGGTTGACACTAACGTGAATGAAACGCTAGCGGCTAATACATATGTGGAATATTTAATTGAAACACCGTTTCCGTTTGAAGTGGGTTATCCATGGAAAGCATTATTAACATATGAAAATACAACCGCTAATCCAGACATCAGAACAAGCGGTAAAACCACAGGCAGATTTAAAGTATGTGTAGGAGGTTGATACCATGAGCGAACCGGTTGACATGGTGAAATATTTAAAAAATCAGGCAAGCACATTGCGTTATGCATTGGGTGCAATGCTCGGTTTATCCCATAACGATGAACGTGACATCTATAACATCTATGGTTATCCAGCACAATTAGAATATTCGATCATGCGCCAATACGCCGGTAGACAAGGTATTGCTAACCTGATAACACACGGTGTTGCTAAATCATGCTGGCGCGATGGTTTCGAAATCTATGCAAATGCCGATGAAGATGCAGAGCCAGAATTAGTAAATGAATTAACAGCGTTGAAAAAAGCAGGATTGAATAAGAAGCTAGAACAAGCTGATATTTTAAACCGTATCGGTAAATTTTCTGTTTTGTTTATAGGTGTACCTGATGAACAGGAAGCAGATCAACCGGTTGGCAGAGTGTCAGCATCAAATCTTGATAAGTTGTATTTTAAGGCATTTGCGTACGATGGTATTACAATTCATAAACAAGTGCAGGATACAAAGGACCCTCGTTATGGTCTGCCTGAGTTATACCAGGTGCAGCAAACAAATAGCAGTGCATTTGAAAAGGATGTGCAACGCAATGCTATCACTGTGCACTGGACTCGTATCGTGCATTTTAATGAGAATGCATTGGAATCCGATGTGGAAGGCATGGGTCAATTGGAACCTGTATTTAATAGGATTCTTGATCTTGATAAAGCTTGTGGTGGTTCAGCGGAGGCATACTTTCGTAATGCACGTGGTAAAATGGCGTATGAGGTTGATCCGAAGTTTGCCAGTGATCTATTAGACGATGAGACAGCTAGCGCAGCATTTGATGAAGGCGCGAAAAAATTTACCAACCAACAACAAGATTTTATCAAGTTATCCGGTGCATCGGCTAAAGTACTGGACACACCGCATGCATCGCCTAAAGATACGATTCTAGCGGCACTGTGGGAAATTTCAGGCTATACAGGTATTCGCATTAGAATACTCACAGGTCAAGGTGCAGGACAGCATGCAGGCAGCGAGGATCAATTAGCTTATAATGCATTGATTGCAGGTAGACAAGATTTACAGTGTGCTGGTTGGGTCGTCAATGTATTAGAGGTGTTAGCTAACGCTGGTATGCTGACACTACCAGAAAATTATGAGATTAGATTTCCAGTTCAGAAAGCAGTAACAGAAGTAGAAGCAGCCGGAATTGCAAGCACAAAAGCAACAACGATTAAATCAGTATCAGAAGCAGGTAGTACAATAGGTGGTGATGATTTAGATGTTGAAGGTACTTTAAAATTGCTAGGCATTGATGTTGAAATATCTAGTATAGGCAACGGAGTGAGTGAAGATGAAAATGAATAGAATTATAGCGGGTGTATCGTTTGCGTTACTGTGCTTGATAGGGTTGTCAGTAACTGGAGATGTTGTACCACCACAAGTATTTGTACCTGCAACACCTATGCAGATTTCAAGCGGTAATGGTTCGGGTTATTCATGGATAAGTAAATTTGGTGAAAATCCTGACATTGATTCAGGTGGTGGTTTTGAGGTTATTTGGGATGCAGGCGGGGATTATGTTGCGCCTACAACCGCACGATTACATGATATTGCGTCAGATAATGCGGCTGATGTGGGTGTGGTTGTGTCAAGTGGTGTGGCAACTGGCGGTAGCGATGTAACCTTGGTTGATACCAGCGCAACGTTTTCCAGTGATGGCGTGATTGCAGGTGACTTCCTGCTGAATGACGACGATGTAACGATAGGCCGTGTGTTATCGGTGTTGAGTGAGACTGCTGTCTTCGTTAGTCGTATGGCAGACCCTAGGGGCGGTCTATCGATAGGTGTAAATCATGTCGGGAGTAATTACCGCATTGTGTCACCTAATGGCACAGGTGCAGGGATAATGCATTTAAGCGGTGTAGATGCGACCGCTGCAGAATTTCAATCTGAATTTGTTGTAATTAACGGTGCAAGTAATGTGGCAACTGCAAAAAGTTATTTTATGATCCACCGTTGCCGAATTTTCGTTGCTGGCGCAACTAACGGTGCAGTAGGTGTAATTACAGCCACAGCACAGACTGATGGTACAGTTACTTGTCAAGTGGTGGACGGTAATAACCAATCGGAAATGGCTGTTTTTATGGTGCCAAGAAATTACACGGCATATTTGACATCATGGTGGGCGTCGATTTCTAGCAGGAATACATCTAGCTCAGTTGTAAAATTGCGTGCAGGTGAATTAAACGGCGTATCATATGTTACGCAAGTGCGTGCACTGAATTCATCCGGATCAGGTAATTTTATTTATGTATATCCTATCCCCACCACGATACCCGGTGGCGCTTCAATATTTATTGAGGCTGACTCAAGTGCCAATAATACTGCGTTATCAGGTGGTTTTGAACTGACACTAATTAGAAATAGATAATATGGGCAAGCTAGATAACCCTACACGCACCGCGCAGATTGAAAAAGCCTGGCTACGCGAGATAAACAAGCGCTGGTCTGAATTTCAACGTGTTGCTATTGTCGAATTAAAACGCATGAATCGACAGGCGCAATTAACTAACGTTATGGCGTTAGATAATAGTCAGATTCGTGTGTACATCGCATTTCTTGAAACACAGATTAATGATATTTTGTTATCCGCGCAAATCGGTGCAAGTGATAACTGGCAGGCTAAATATCAGTTGCAAAGTTATCAACGTGGGTTAGCTCGAAGTCGAGCTATTCTAAAATCACAGGGTGCAACGTTAGCACCCTCGTTTTCTGAACTGCAAGCGGCGCAGACTATACCTGGCTTTGCATTAACACCATCGCTAGGCACCGCTGCAGGATTGCCACCGATTCACAGTGACGCACTTGAGTTTTTATTTGAAAGATCGTTTGATTCGTTAAAAGGTGTGACGGATAAAATGCAGGTTGAATTGCGTCAAGAATTATTCAACGGTGTTCAACAAGGTCAAGGTATCACTAAGGTAACAAAAAATATTGTTGAGCGTATTGGTGTCAGTGAATCACGAGCGCAATTAATCGCACGCACTGAGACAATTCAAGCACATCAGATTGCAAGCACTAACGCAGCTAAACAGGCAGCGATTGAATTGGATGAACCTGTGTTAATGCGATGGATTGCCGCCATTGACAACCGTGTTAGACATCAACACGCGGTGTGGCATGGTACATTAGTGACACCTGAAAAGAATGCAGCACGTATACAGGTGTCACCGTGGAATTGTCGTTGTGCTCAAATACCGGTTATTGAAGAATTAAACACCCCTGAAGAAAACGCGGTATTTGCTAAAGAACGTAAAGCGATTATGAAAGCAAAAGCAACACCACCACCGATTGCACCTCGCAAACGTACAACACCGTATAAAAATGTTAAACCTAAAGCTAATCCTACGGGGTTTAAAAAGACATTATTGAAAGGTGCAGATAATGAAACGATTGCTTTTATGGACAAGGCGATAACAGACCCTGCATACAAAAAGATCGTTAACCGTGCCGGTGTGACTAGTGCGATACCTCGCAATAAATCAGGTGCGCATTTTATACCGAATCGTGGTATCCACATGGCAGGGTATAGCGCGAATAATCAAGCGGGTAAAGCTGTCTACCGCCATGAATACGCACACTACATTGACCATGCATTGGGTGACATTACTAACACAAAACAATATCAGGACGCACTAACGATTGCTAAAGCAAAGTTGACTGATACCGATAAATTGTTCTACATGAATAATCGCGCTAATACACCGTTTGCAAAAAAACGTTATTCAGCTACACGTACTAAAATTATATTTAAGCATGTGCGACACCCTGAATTAGAAGCATTGCGCGATAGTAAAAAAACACCGATTGAATATGGCAAGACGAATACAAAAGCAGGTGGTATTGCTCGTTTGTTAGTAAATAAGCTTGCTAAAACCACCGCTAAAACAGATCGTCTTGAGGTAATTGTATCCTCGTTGATTACCGCTGAAAAACACAATTACAATTTAGGTTATGTATACGCATTATCTGAAGGTGGTGGTAGCGTCTACCTTAGTAAAATTTGGCGCGAAGCGGGTCAAGTGGCTGACTTGGTTGGTAGTATGTCCAAAAATAAATGGGGTGGTGGTCACAAAAATAGTTATAAATATTTTGATGCAGAAACATTTGCTCAAGTTTTCAGCCTATCACAAAAAGATGCAGGCAAATTAGGACCGATGTTTGTGGATGAATTTGCTAGTGAATTAAAAGGTGTATTAGATGAGTACAATTAACGATGAAACAGTAATAGAATATATGTTGATGTATCCACATTCCATATCATGGGAATACTTTGATACATTGGATGATGATGATAAATCATTATTAATTGAAAGCATGCGAGAGGTGATTGCAGGTAATGCACCACCGCTGTCTGATGATGATTTACCGGGTAATCCACCAGAAACATTGACATAACGCAATAAAAGTATAGGATTGTAGAATGTTAAGAAAATTTACCATTAATTCAAAGTCAACCGGCAAATACGAGAAAAAGATTGTTAATTCTCGTGAGTGTATTGTAACCAGTATGGTTTCAATCGTTGGTGATTCAGTAATGAATCGTTTAGGCTATCCATTTGCGCAAGTTGTTAATTCTTATAAGCAACTTGATAACTTACACGCACCTGCGGGACACCCCAGTGTAGGCGGCACTAACGTATCAGCGTTTCTACCATCGGCCGTTAATGCATTCGGTGTGGGTGGGTCTGTATCTAATCCTCGTCTTGACGGTCGTCGTGTTATCAATGATCTGGTATTTGATATTGAAGCTGCAAACAAGGATGAACGCGGTAAAGAAATCATCCAACGTATTGAAAACGGTGAAAAAATTGGTGTCAGCACTGGTTTAAATGCTGATGTCAGTGAAGAATCTGGCATGATGGATGGTGAACAATACACAGGGCTAGTGAGCAATATACAGTTTGATCATGTTGCTGTTTTATTGACAGAAACACCTGCAGGCAAAGAAACCTTCACTGTAAACAGCGATGAATTGATGATCTGTAACGTTGCTGAATCAGTGCGAGAATTAGAAGACAAGGTCTGGTCTGCAGTAAAAGAGAAATTTGGCGAAAATGCATATCCTTCTGAAATCCTGTTAAATCCTGATCAAATTGTAGTCAGAATAGATGAAGCTTTGCTTTTAGTCAGTTTTGGCTATAATGAAGCTCAGAATATTGTTTTTACTGGTGAACCTGTACCAGTAGAGAAAAAAGTAACTTTTGAAAAAATATCTAACAACGAGGCCGATGATATGGACCAGCTAAAATTTATACTTGCGTTGATTGCAAATGCAACCAATTCGCTTACTGCAGTCGATCAGGATAAACTAATGGCGATGTCTGAAACTGGGCTCGCATCGTTTCTGTCAAATCTTGCAGAACTGACCATTGAACAAGCCACCGCATACGTGACTAATGCAGGATTCTTTGTTAATTCGATCAGTCCTGAGGATTATCAAGCGTATCTTGATAACCAGGCAGGTTATGAAGCGTATCAGTTGCAGCTAGCAAATGAACGCGAATCGATGACAAATGCTCTCGTTGAAAAATCGAAAATGTCTAAAGAACAACTTGACGCATTGCCGATTGAAACACTTAAAAGCATTGCAAACGAGATTGCACCTGATCAAAATTATGGTTTGCAGGGTGCTCAAGTCACTAATGCAACTCCCGGTTCATCCACTCTGAAACTCTGCGAGGGTTCCTAATCATGACTGCCTCAGCTATTTTTGTTACACCTGAACAACCTGGCACACGTGCCGAAGCGCTCGCGGGTGCTGCCGGTATTTTACCCGGTGATCTATTAATTCAATCTGGTGTCGATGTCGTTGTGAATGCAACTGCAGAAGATGTACCGGTCGCAGCGTTGTTTGCTGATATCAGTACTGGCGGTGCGGGGCGACTTGACACCGCTTATCTTGACAATGAAACTGTTAACTATGCCGCTGCTCAAAAAGGCGCATTAGTTACCGCACGGTTTGCAGTGGGTATTACACTTGCACACGGTGCAGAAGTTGCCAGTGCAGGCGATGGCAGCCTGAAAGCGCCAGCGGTTGCGGGTGTTGGTGTGTTGGGTTATGTTCAGGAAGTTGTTACAGCAGGTGTCGGTGCTAGTTCTGGTACTGGTTTTGGCGTTATTCGAATCCTATAAGGGTAATTAATTATGAAAGGTTCAATTTTAGGACAAGGTCGAAGCTACGCGCAATTAGGCCGATATACACTTGATGAAGTGCGTGCAGCCGGTTGGGCTGAAAAACTTATTGATAATCAAGATGGTGCAATGCTTGGCAATGCTGCAGGTACACTCCACTATGATGATCATCGGCGAATGATGGATGATGTAACAATGGTCCGTCAGTACGAAGATTCAGTCTATGATATCCTCGTTGCTGCACCTGGTATTGCTCAGAATGTTTCTCTGTTTGAAACAATGATCGGTGATCAGGACATGAATGATTTTTCCGGTCAAGTGTCCATGAATGTCAGTGACCGTCAAAGTCAACAGACTGATTATGCATTCAACTGGACACCACAGCCTATTTATCACTGTGATTTTCATATTCCATGGCGTCAAACTGGTTTCGGCTATAAGCCCGGTGACGGTGCAAGTGCTGCAACTATCGCGGTCAACCTGGTACGTGATCAAACTTTGATTCTTGGTAACGCTTCTATAGCTGTTAATGCCAATGGCGCGGTTTCAACGCTCACAGGGTTGACCAATGCAGCCGGTACACTGGCACAAGCCGCATCAATGACTGATTGGTCATTAGTTGCAAACGTTGCTAGCGTATATCCCGAAGCGGTGGCACACATGCAAACAATGTTTACCACAGATCGTGCAGCACAGACACCCAACAGTGTTTTAATGCTGGTTGCTAATGATATTTGGCCCGCTCTTGAGTTTGTCAATAACGCAGGTAATAGCGAGCGTACTAACCTTGAACGGTTAAAAGCAATGTCTGCAATCAAAGATGTGAAACCCTGTCAATGGTTAGTCGATGGTGCAGTGCTCTACATTGAAATCACACCATCTAGTGTTCGCATTCCTCGATCTGCAGAAACAACTATCGCGCCTTGGTTGCGCACAGAACGTTTCGAAGATTCGAAGTTTACTGTATTTAGCGCGAGCACTAATAAGGTGTTGCAGGACCGTAACGGCAGATCGGGTGTGAGTTATTGCACCAAAGCATAATTGATAATTTCAGGTAGTATCATTCGCGCAGTGCTTTTATAGCGCTGCGTTTTTATTTCTGACTAATGAAAGGTTAATACGATGGCTGACAAAATGGTGAAGCGAGTTATTCAACGCGGTAGAATGGCAATAGGCACAGGCCCTAATAAAAAGGTCTATGGTCCCGGTGAAGAAAATGGTAACGTGGTTGAATTGTCTGAAGCCAATGCAAAGATTTTCGAGCACATGCTACGTCCAGTTTTAAAAGGTTCCAATTCGAAGACTGAAGTACCACAGGCTAAGTAAATGACTATCTGTTCACCTCGTACCGACTCGGACAGCGTTGAAACTATCAGCGGGACTACACTGGGTAGTGGTGTTATCGACATGTTTATACAGTCTGCAACGCTGGTAATTGACAGTATTGCAACGTGTGCAAGTAATTATGGTGTCACTGATGAACAATTGAGCCTGGCAGAATGTTGGTTAACGGCTCACATGATATCAATCAGTGATGTGGGGCAGGCTAACGGAACCGGTGTGAAAAAGTCTGAAACCTTTGAAAATTATAAGGTTGAGTACGCTGTTAGTGCCAGCACCGGGCAAGGTGTTTTGTCCACAGGATATGGTAGGACAGCTAATTCATTGACCAAAGGTTGCTTGGCAGAAGTCGATAAAAGACAGGCCAAGGTTGGTTTTTGTGGCGGTGCAGGTTAATGTTTCCACTGCCTGACCGTATCACAGTATGGAATGTTGCGGGCAATGACGGTGCAGGCGGTTTAACGTATTCTGCACCGGTTCAGTACGATGCTCGGATTGCATACAAGCAAGAAAAATTCACTGATAAAAACGGTGATCAGTTGATGTCGGTGGCAGTATGTTACAGTCCAGGTGTAGAGATGCTGATTGATTCACAAGTATTGTTTAGTGAATCCGTTGACGCGAGTCCACCGGCTGCAGCAAATGATGTGCGAGCGTTGTCAGCAACACCAAGCGGTACAGATTTAAAAAAAGCGTGGTTTGCGTAATGGCTAAGAATATGAAGATTACTGGTGAAAAAGAAATTGCTAAGAATCTCGGCAAAGCTATTGCAGGTATTGAGGGTGACATTAGCAAAGGTTTAAAAGCAGCCGGTTTATTTATACTAGCAAAAGCGGTTCCGCTAACACCTAAAGAATTTGGCAACCTGAGAAATTCAACATATGAAAGTACATCTATTGGCTTGAATGGTCCTAAAATGACAGTAGGCTATACTCAAGAGTATGCACCACACGTGCACGAGATGCCAATGGTAAACCCCGGTAAACCTCGATCAGGTGATCGAAAGGGTACATATTGGGAGTCAGGTGAAAACAAGTTTTTAGAAAAAGCGGTTGTAAGAAATGTTACCGCTATTTTAAATGTCATTAAGAAGCGTGCAAAACGATGAGTAATGCACCCTCGTTTGATATCATGACATTGTTGGGTGCTAATGGTTTCGGCACGATAGGCACAGATTTATTTTGCTTGATGTGGAATCCAGGCACAGACAAACAAACGTTGGTAATGGACTCAGAAGGTTTTGACACAGAACAAAAGGACCAGTATGAGCAACCTGGTTTTCAGATTTTAGTAAGAGGTGACAAAAGAGAATCACCGAAAATTGTACATGATCGAGCTAGGCTGATATGGTTGTTTATAAAGGATTCAAGCGATTCAGTAACAATCAATAGTGTTGAGTATCTTGGTTTTGAGCTGTCCGGTAATATGGTTACACTGGGTAAAGATGAAAACGAACGGTTTACTTATAGTATGAATTTTTTTACTTATCGAAACCCTGAATAGGAGCGTAGAACATGTCGAATAATTTGAAGGGTCGCACGTTATTGCTGGAAATTTTTGATAGCGGTGTATGGAAAAAAATAGGAGGTGTCAAGACTAAATCAAATAGCCGTGATAATCCGGTTGCAGACGCCACAAGCTCAAGCACACCTGGTTCCAGTAATGAAACTGAAGCGTGTTTCACCGGTTTTGCTACTGAGACAATTGAAGCAAGCGGTATCCCTGATACACGGTCAGGTGCAGCATTGCTTGCATATAAAGTGCTTGCAAGCTTGGCTCATAATGCCGTGCCAGTTGCTACACTTCGATTCAGCAACGCACTTGAACAGATTTCAGGTGACTGGATTATCACTAATTGGGAATCGTCTGGCGAAGAAACTGATTTAGTAGCTTTCAGTTGTTCTTTCCAGAATGAGGGTGAACTGAGCTATAGCTAATAGGAGGTGAATGATGGCACATTTGCCGATTCAGAAAGTGTTTGTGTCTGCTACTATACTCGGTGCAGGCATGGTTGCAGCTAGCGCAGGTGGTGATACATTTGACAGTCATGAGGGTGTGTTCGTCCATGCATTGAACGAAAGTGGTGGCGACATCACTATCACGATTGAAGCAGTAGACCTTGAGATACCTACAAGCGAGGGCGGTAGTAGGTCAGTAGTTGACATGGTTGTCACTGTACCTATCGCAGTTGTTGAAGGTGTATTTTTCCAAGTACCTCCTGCATATATTTCAGGTGGTGTCGTTTCAATGGTGTACTCAAGTGTAACTGATATTACAGTGGGTATATTCGAGGTGAAGCATGACTAAATTAGCACATCAAATAGTTAGCCAAACCGATCAAGTAGTTACAATGGTTTCTGCAAGTGCGAGCGGTGATACTTTTGATAATATTCCAGGTACATTTGTCTATATTGAAAACGGTGATGCATTTATAAGAACTATCACCATTGAACCTTCAGAATCGTCAATTTCAGGCAATAAATCAGGCGGAATGCTTGTGGCAGATATTGATTTAGACGTACCGGCTTTTTCTGGTGGAGTAAGAGGTAAGTTATTATTTGCAGTACCTTCAATATATCAGAATGCAAAGGGTGTGGTCGAAATGACATACAGCGATGAAAGTGGTCTGATTGTCGGTGTTGCACGTGTTGACCAAAATCAGTTATAACGGAGGGTGAATTATGGCACATTTGCCAATTAATAAAGTTGAGCGTGCTAGCCTAGACTTGCAAATGAATTCTATATTACTGAATGCCGCAAGTGCAGGTGGTGATACATTTAACAGCCATGAGGGTGTGTTTGTTCGCGCAGTCAATGATAGTGGTGGAAACATCACTATCACCATTGCAGCGGTGGACACACTTATCCCTACCAGTGACGCTGGTGCGAGATCAGTCAACGATATGACTGTTGTGGTGCCTACTGCAACCAGCAACGGCATATATTTTGAAGTGCCCCCTGCATTCATTGGTTTAGGTGGCATAGTCACAATGACTTACAGCACTGAAGTTGGTTTATTCTTGACTGTAATGGAGGTGAACCATGACTAAACTAGTGTATCAGTATATAAGTCAAACTAACATTGCACTAACAATGGCCAATGCTGCCTCCAGTGGGGATACATTTGATAATTTACCTAAAACATTTGTTCATGTTGAAAATTCAAATGTTGCAAACAGAACAATTACTGTTAAGCCGCGAATTGATGAAAGTGCAGGTAATAAATCAGGTGTAATTCCACTAGTGGATTTAACTATTGTGGTTGACGCCTCGTCCGGTGGTGATCCAGGGTTAAGGGTGTTTTCAATACCACCCGCATATCAAAGTGCAAAAGGTGTTGTTAAAATGACTTACAGTGATAGCAGTGGGTTAACAGTGGCGGTTGCTCGTGTCAATAGACAGCAGTTATAACGGAGGGTGAGTTATGGCACATTTGCCAATTAATAAAGTTACATCAGGTGCAGGTGTATCGGGTAATCCGTTAGTAGCTGGCATGGTGTCGGCTGAATCAAGCGGTGATACGTTTGACAGTCACGAGGGTGTGTATGCACATGCTGAAAATGATGGTGGGGCTGACATCACTATCACGATTAAACCTATTGCTGTTGACATTCCAACGAGTGAGGCACAGCGAAGAGTCATCGCTGATATGACCGTAGTTGTACCTTATACATCAGATGTAGGTGTATTTTTCGAAGTACCCCCCGCATACATAAGCGGTGGAAAAGTAAAAATGAAATATTCAAGTGTAACTGGTTTAACAATCGGTGTATTTGAGGTGACTAATGACTAAGTTTACACATCAACATGTCAGTCAAGAAAACAATACGTTATCAGGTCAAGCGGCTACACCTAGTGATACATTCGATAATGTACCGGGAACGTTTGTCTATGTTCAAAATGCAGATACACTTGCGACTAGAACGATTACAATTAGCGCACAGACTACACCGATTACCGGCAACGAATCAGGTGCAATATCACTGCCTGATTTGACAGTAGTTGTTCCCATGGCAGTAGGAAGTGAAACAGGTAAGCATATGTTTTCTGTGCCACCTGCCTATCAAAATTTAGCAGGTGTAGTCACCATGGGTTATGATGATGAAACAGACCTTGTGGTAGGTGTTGCACGTGTTGACAGGCAGCAATTATAAATGAAAAGTAAATTACAAGGCTATGAAGAGGTTGACAGCGAAGGTTTAATTTATATTTTCCGGTCAAACTTTCAATTCATTATGGCATTAAATGAAGTATCCGAATTTGACGCTATAGAAATAGCTGAAAAAGTGAATACATATGACCCTGAATGTATACGCGATGTATTGATTGCATCACTGCATTGTCGCGATGGTGTTGGTACTAATGAAATCAGCATGGAAGATAAAAAATCTATTATTGAGGATTTTATCACACTACACGGGTTACAAGAATGTTGTATTCTGGCACAAAGTTTGATAACGCATTCAATGATTGGTAGCCTTAAAAAAAAACAAATCGAAGAGAACCAGACAGTATCAGGGATGATAAACGGGTTGCTATTTTCCCCGTGGCAGAATTTAAAAAATCATGCATTGCTATGGGCGTATGTATCGATGATTTTTATAGCCTTACAATGTACGACTACCAAGATATATCCGCTGCTCACTGCATTAAATTAGGATTGCGTGAAGATGGGAGCGACCCGGACACAATGAACCTTGATGATTTAGATGATTTAGAGCGGTCAATGGGGAGAATATAAAATGGCGTTAAAATTAGGCACGTTGTTTTATGAATTCGGCGCAAACACTTCTAAGCTGAAAAAAGCACAGAAAGAAGTAATCACCACTAATAAAAAAGTTTCTAACAGTTTTAGCAGTTTAGGCACTGTTATTGCTGGCGTGTTAAGCATTGAAACTGCCCGACGTGTGTTAATGATTGCAGATGGTATGACTCGTTTGAAAGGTCGTATTGATACACTGACGAAAAGTCAAAAAGAATCATCCAGGGTATTCAATGAATTAGTTGCTACTGCCAATGAACTTGGAATAGAACTTAATGGTGTGGTATCCGCGTTTCAACGTTTTGCACTGGTTAAAGATATCGTAGGTGCTAGCAATGCGCAAACGTTGCAGTTCACTGAGAATATTCAAAAGCTCGGCATTGTTTCCGGTGCCACCGGGCAAGAAATTACAAGTACTTCTATCCAGATCGGGCAAGCGCTCGCTAATAACTTCGAAGCTGCAGCACAGGAAATAAACTCAATCAATGAGCAGATGCCGGAAGTGGCGCGAGCGGTTGAACGGAGTTTAAAACTGCAAGCTGGCAGTTTCAAAAAAGCGGTGACATCAGGCAAAGTGACATCAGAACAATTTTTTAATGCTATCCTGCAACAGACTGATTTGATCAATGAAAAATTTGCTAAATTGCCGGTAACTATTGAACGTGCAACGGCAATGCTTGCCACTAATTTTGCAGTAGCGTTGACTGAAGCTGACGACATTCTTGGTACTACACAAGCTATAGCTGAAAGCTTGCAAGGTGGCGCAAAGATCATAGCCACTGATTTTAGTGATGTGTTGATACACCTTCGAACAGGGTTTATACAGTTATTCGGTGAACTTGATAAAGGTATGATTAATTTCCAAAAATCAACCCGTGGTTTTGTCGTTAACTTAGGTTTAGCCATTCAAAATGTCTTAGGGTTGCAAACAGCCGGTAGCTTGAAACGACTTGCCGAAATAGAAAATGAACGCAAAGCAGAATTACAAGGTGCAAAAGATGCTACAGCCGGTTTACTTGCTGAATTAGAAAAACGTAGAATAGCAAGAGCTGCAGCACGCAAAAAAGCAGACGATGAGCGCAATACACCTGTGATTGCCCGGTTAGATAATGAAGCAAACAAAGTCGAGGGTCTTAAAGGTGGTACAGGTGATGTTGAAAACAAAGCACTTGATTCTATCGTCAAATCAATGGCAAGTGAGACACAGGCTATTGAATTAGCCTTACTTGATCGTGAAAGTAAAATATTAAAACTTGAGGGTATTACAGAGGCCAAACGATTCGAGCTACTTACACAGTCTGCAGCTATACGTAATAAACAAATAGCGGAATTAGAAGCGGCAAACCAGCAAGCAGCATTTACCGCTGCGCAGAATTTCGGTAACACATTAAATAGTGCCATGCGTGCAACCGGCAAAGAAGGTACTGCAATAGCCAAAACAATATTCCTAGCAAATAAAGCTGTTTATGTAGCAAGTATTATTGCAGCAACACAAGCGGCTGCAGCAAATGCATCAGTTACTGCATCCGTTGCTGGTCCACTGGGTTATTTTACAACCAAAGCGGGTATACTCACAAGTGGTTACGCAAGTGCTGCAGCGGTAGCGGGTATGGCCGTTGGTAGCGTTGCTGGCGGTCGTCAGTCAGGCGGTCGCGTATTCCCCGGTGCAATGCATCCGATTAATGAAAACGGTGATCCTGAACTATTACAGCAAGGTGCACGGCAGTTTCTGCTACCTGGTAACAAATCTGGTAATGTAACCGCGTTGAAAGACGGTGCAACCGGTGGCGCACCTAAAATTGTGATCAATAACAATGCAGCCGGTGTTGATGTTGATGTGGTGAGCATCACCCGTGATGAAGTGCAAATTATGATCAATCAAGGTAATAAAGCAACCGAAAACAAAATCAATGCCGGTTTAGCACGCGGTCAAGGTCCTACATCACGAGCGCTGAGATCAGGTTTTGATACACAAAGGAATTTAGGCTAATGGCTGAAACATTCCCGGTTACATTAGCGGGTGCTTTATTCAGTGCACTGCAAGTAGGTGAGCAAGCATCAACGCGCACCGACAATAGTGAGATAGGTCCTGCTACTTATCAATTATTGTCGTTGAACGGTCCCACTGATTTCCAGGTAACCTGGTTATTTTATCCGTTCGATTTTCAGGTGTTTGAAGGTTGGTGGCGCTATGATCTATTGAAAGGTGCAAACTCATTTGATATTGATTTACCGGTTGGTGCAGGTATTAAATCGCACGAGTGTAATTTTACCGGTGATCCGCCCTACACGGTGACATATCAAGGGCGATTGGTGCGAGTGTCTGCCACACTTCGCGCACTGGCAAAGCAGTATGTCAGTGAAGATGATTACGACGATATATTAATACTTGCGGATTTAATTACTGACAAAAATAAAATGCCAGTGATTAAGCAGATTTTGCAAACATCAGGTACTATTCTTCCTAACGGTTGGCAGGATATAGATTATGGCACTGACACTGAAGGTATTGACTTATTGTGTCCACTGGTAACTGTGCGTCCCACTGGTTCACCTGATCATGATTTCGGCACACAGTCTGCACCGTTTAATGTCATATCGTCAGCTATACCGATTACAGGTTGTCAGGTGGTATATTGGGAAATCGATGTGGCAGGTACGCCTAGTCTTGTAACTTTTACATTCGGCAGTCTATACGCCCCTGGTAATTCATTCAATCTGTATATTTTTAATAATGTAGGTACATTGGTGGGTGAAATACTCAAGGTTGATATGGCAATCGGTACGATAACCTTTGAATCAGAAGCATTCGGTGTATTCGGTGTAGGCACTTGGACAGCGGTTGCAGTAGGTAACACCAGTGATGATATTGACACAACCGGTATTGCCTGCAGGGCGATTATAGTGTAATGGCTGCTATAGATGATCATATAAAATTCTTAGCAAACAAACCGCCTCATGAGCGAGAATACCGTACACTAGAATTTTATCACGTTGATTTTCCATCACCACTTAGATTTGTTAAAGATTTTACTGACATTGACTTTACATTAGAGTCAACCGCACCACGTGACCCAAGTACACTGCAATCGTTTGCAGCACTGAGCATGTCAATTGTTGAACCGGCTGAAAATCTTGACGGTGTTCAAATATTAACTTGCAGTATTGGCGCAACTAATGATTTCCTACAGGATCAACTAAACTTAATCACCCCTGCAAACGTATTTGAACCTGTTGAAGTAATTTATAGGAAATACTATAGCGGTAACCTAACAGAACCTGTAAAAGTATTATATTTGTCAATGACATCAGTTGAAATGCAAGGATATACAAAGAACAGTATTATCGCGGAGGATCAAGATATTGCAAGCAAATCATCAGGTGAGCTTTACACCCTTGACCGATTCCCAACGATTAGAAATTTATAATCGTTATGTCGGAATACCTTGGGTAAAAGGCGGTAACACAATAGCAGGTGCTGATTGTTGGGGATTGTTCACACTCGCATCAAATGATGTACATGGTGTGATAGTTAAGGAATACATTGGTAGTACAGTGACTGGTAATGAACTGAGTGGTATTATCGAAACACAGCTAGCCAGTGAAAATTGGCACGAATCAAGTCTACCTAGGGATGGTGACCTTGCTGTAATGTATGACAAAGGGACTAGAAGACCTGGACACATGGGTATGTTTATTGGCAACGGGTTGATCCTACATTCGCCCGATCATGATGGATCACCTGTGAAACTAATCACATCGTCAATTCACCCGGTGCGATTACTTAAGAATATTTTTCATAAAATAGAATTTTATCGATATGATAACGATACTGAATGACCCTGCAGGCATTGCAAAGCAAGAACTAATTCCGATCACGGAAGGTATGTTACTGCTCAAATGGTTGATTGGTGAATATGGGTCCAATGGTTTTCATGTACCAACTTCAGTATATAGGGACCTTGTCACACCTGAGTGTGAAATTATTTTAGAAAATTATGTCGGTACAGATTACCCTTTGTCAGTGGATGACAATATTATCATTGTACATAGGCCACAGGGTTTTGATCCGCTCACCATAGGTCTAGCAGTGTTTGCATTCACTGCAATAGCATTTGCATTGCCATCCGTGCCGACACTGACACCACCACCTGTGACACCAGAAGTGAACACACCAACAGAGTCGCCTAATAATTCACTATCCGGTCAAACTAACATTGTTAGACCGTTAGAGCGTATACCCGATCTATACGGTAAAAATAAAGTATACCCTGATCTGATAATTAAACCTTACTTTGAATATGTTAATCATGTAAAAACACTAATTGAATATATGTGCATTGGGCGAGGTGCGTATTCTATACCGGCTGCAACTCGAAAAACAGGTGACACAACGCTCAGTGACATAGACGGCACCACTGATATTATTTATGGTCCTAGTTTAATACAACCGGGGTTATTGAATGTCACCGAATCAAACGAGGTAAACGGACAGGAATTATTTGGACCTAATGTTTTAAAAGTTGATATCAGACGTGCGACCATAAGCTTCCCTACTACCAGCACATTTCAAGGTACTGATAGCAGGTTAGCAGCGTTTGCCAGTATGACCACATTTGATAATATAGACATCTTAGATGACCCACCCACATTAATGCCTTCTGTGCCTTGTGATTTTTTAAACGATACTATCACACTAACAGGTACTGATGATTGGAATAATTTTTTAGTAAACGATTTAATTACAGTGGCCAGTACGGTGTCAAATAACGGGACGTGGATTGTCGATACTATTTCTGAGAAAATCATAACATGCATTGATGAGTTTACCGGTGCCGCTGCAACATTTACCACGGAAACATCACCGACTACATCGGTAGGTGGAACCTTAAGCCCGAATGCAGGGAGCTTTAGTGTCACAAACTATAGCGCTGTTGATTTTTTTGGGATAATCATTTACACGATTACAGTGTTTGGTACACCGTTCACCACAGGATATCAACCTTACAATCTCGCATTAATATCAACCGGGGTGTTTTTAAACCCTCCGATTGTTGGACCTTTCAATGTTCCGGGGTTACCTGATCAAGTGTGGATAGATGTACTTGCGCCACAGGGTTTAATTAATCTCACCAACAGGGTAACTGTAAATATTCAAGTATCCCTGCAAGAAACAACAAGCGGCGGTACACCTATCGGTTCACCGGAGTTATCAACGGTTACATTATCAGATCGTACACATGATGCACGGTTCTATACATTTAAACTAACACCCGCTAACCCCGGTGGATATTACACGATATCGCTTGAGCGATTTACCAATACAGATACTACTGCAGGTGTTGGTGAAAGAACGGTATGGGGTAGGCTCGCAGGTGTTGAAAACAACACCGTTGCTGACTTTGGTGATGTTACAACATGGTATGTTAAAACGCAGGCAACCGATCAAGCAACGAAAGTACAGCAACGAAAGTATAATCTAATATGTACACGCATGTTATCAACATATGATCGTATCAATGATGATATGAGTACACCGCTTGCAGCTACTGCACGCATAGCCGATGCTGTGGTGCACATGCTCACGGATTCCGCGATGGGCAACAAAGCAGAATCACAGATAGATTTAGAGGGATTGTATGATATTCAGGATGACTTAGATGTGTTTCCAATTTACGGTGATACACTCGGTAGGTTCTGTTATTCGTTTTCAAACACACGCACACCTGTAGGTGACGAGGTTAAAACCGCTTTGCGCGCCGGTAGAATGTTCATGTATCAAGACGGTAATATAATTCGATTTGGACGTGACAAAGCGCAAAGCACTCGTAGAATGCTCATCAATCGACGCATTAAAAAACCGGATTCAGAAACTAAAACTATTAGACAATTTAAGCTTAATGATTTTGACGGTATTGAGCTACGATGGACAGGTGAGGAGTCTGGCGAGGCTGAGACAATCATATTTCCAGAATCACCTGGGGTGACTGTTAACCCTATGCGAATTGACGCTGCAGGGATTAAAAATTACCAACAAGCATGGAATCGTGCCGCGATAGAATATAATATTTTAATCTATCGCAGGACTACAGTCACAACAACCGTATTACGCGACGGGTTGATACTACACCCTAACTGGCGAGTCGGCAACGTTGACTCAACAACGTTATCAACACAAGACGGTGAGATCATCAGCGGTACTTTGATGCTGTTAGGCACAAGCGAGCCTATTGATTTTGAAGGTAACCCGAGTGGTGAGGTGATTCTCAGATTCGAAGATGGTAGCGTAAGCGTCCCTATAACGTGCACACCTCGCTTCGATGGTGTTGACGGGTTTATATTGGCTGTACCTGCTAGCGGTGCTATCTACCACCGTGGCGATATAGATAACTATCAAATGGGTACTCTATACACGTTTTCACCTGATAGTGATCTTGAACCAACTGACTACACAGTGCAAGAAATTACACCCGGTGAAGATGAGGCACACGTTGACTTAGTGTTGGTTAATTTTACTAATTCTGTATACACACCTGATGTAACAATACCTACGGTGTGGCCATAAATAGGAGAATTTAAAATGTCTGGATTATTAGATAAAAAAATATTAGCAGAGCTAGCAACCGGTTTAACTGCTTTGCGTGATTTAGTCAACGGTGACGAAAATACAATAGTGAAAATGCCTAATGGTGTTCATGTACCGTGTGTTGCTCGTGTTGCTGCCATTCATCGCGCAAAAGGTAAAACAGCACGAGCGGTAAAGGCATCACGAAAAACCGAAAACACTACTGTTGAAGATTTAACACCTGAAGAAGTTTCTGACTATGTTGATGAATTAGATAGCGATGGTGTTAAAGAATTGTTGAAGCATCTGATGTGGAAAATACAGCAATACGACTGAAATAAAAGCCGGGTGAGGTGGTTAGAATCCCCGGCTATTTTAGTTAGTCCATGTTATTTATCCTCCTTGATCATAGCGAGTTTGCGCTCGCATGCTTGCATTATCTCAGTAATAACTTTTTCCTCGCTATCGCCCTTACCAGTCCATCGTAGACCCTTTTTTACGATCTGTTCCCTTGCACCACCGCCAATACCTAAAACTTCACAGATGCGATAAGGATCAAGCACAAGGTGTATTTGTTTTGCTTTTATTTCCTCGTCTGTTAGATTTCTAATCCATATATTATTATAGTGTTTCGGCTGCATTGCTATTCTCCTCAAACCATCGTTCCCATCGATTCATAAGCCGAGATACATACCATTTGCACACCGGTTTCCATTGTTCATCAGTCAGTGATGCAGGCTCATTGATTGCCATATAGTACATAGCATTGGGTCGTTGTTCGTCTGTGCGTTCTGTATGACCCAATGTATACCTGTGTCCCATCTCATGCATTAGTATGCGTTCAATTGTAGTATCGCTTGGCATTTCCATCCATCGAATATAAATTATGTTGACTGCAGGCGCATACCCGTAATACATTCCGATAGAATTCGATGCGTCAGTGTCAAGAAAAATAACAGTATCCGCTTCTTTATGTTCGTCAGATATTAACAGATTGCTGATTAGGAAATAATCCCTATGTTTTCCCAACTCAGCACGCAACAAAGGCATGTACATGGGTGGAATCTCAACCTCTGTCCACACCATAGGATGTTTACACTCGTCTAAGTATTGTGCTGATATATTTTCTTTTACCACATCGGGTAAAACCACACCCGGCAAACTATATACAACTGTTTCACCAATACATGCGGTTAAACTTAAACTGATTAGTATTAATAATAATTTTTTCATTCTGTTACCCCGTTGATTAATTTCATTGTTTCGTTAATGTAATATTCATAGTTCAAATTATCCCAGTTAAAATTACTTATGTTATTGCACTCTGTTACTTTCCACCCTGCTTCTAAATTACTTATTCGATAATCATGCACTGATTCGTTTTTAGTGTGTATTTTCGGATTGTGTATTGTATTATCTGCAGCGTTGTAAATTTCTTTTGATGTGTTGTTATTTTTCTTGTATTCACCGAGTACCCCAGTTGGCGGTCTGGTTACTTTAATTTCGCCACCGCGATTGCCGACGTAATACCGTGAGCGTCTTTGCAGCACAGTTTTACCCACCGTTAAAACTTCCGCATTCGTAGTTTTTGTGAAGATCATAAAATCATAGGGATCACTGCAGCCGGTAATAAATTCACGCACATCTTTAAAATGCAATAGATTTGCCTCAGTAGCCTTTGCAACAATTAACGATGATTGATTCTGATGCCATTCTTTTTCATAATCATACGCACCTTTGCGCTTTACTTTTCCATCTTTATAAACCGCAATATAATTATTAACATCACGGATATACATAGTGGAATATATAGCTTCTTCCAAATCTAATAACGTGAATTTTTCCCACTGGTGATAAATTTCTCGTGATCGTTCTAGTGATGCGTGCTTACACCGGTAGGTGATGCCATCAGTATTGCATTGAATAATTTTTAAATCCGGTATTGTTAACAACCATTCAGCAAGAACACACAATAATAATTGCCCATTGATAGTAATCGTCATCGTATATTGGGGGTCATAGAAACAAGTGTATTTATTGTTGCTATTGCCGAATCCTGAATTCATGGCTAATTTATAGGCTGCATTTTCCAGCGTACCCTTTTTGTATTTCAAGCGCTCGTTTTTTAATTTCTCTACCACTGGATAAAACGATTCACCTAAGTGTTCTGGACTAATTCTATTAACAATGCCAAGCGATGGATAGTAGCTTGTGACATCAATGTCAATAACAATATACTCATGATTACTATGAACCGTTGCACCGGGAATGCTGGCATGTAATCCGCCTAAACCGAATACATAGCGCAAACCATCAACCGTGCATTCTAATTCTTCAAATAATCCTTTTGTTTCTTTGATGACTTGCGATGATAGATAATCTTTTATCCGGTTAAATTCTGGATTGTTAAATTTTATGTATGGAAAAATTACATGTTTTAGCGCGATGAAATCACGTGGTGTTTGTCGTTTGTTACCGAATTTATCAAAACATAAATCATGTCCTAAGTGATGCATAGTGATGTCAACACCGATTTTAGTATCGTTAAAATTCATAAAACTTTTATCATATTTTTTGCTCAATTCTTCCCTAAATTCAATCATTGGAATTGATTCGATGTAAAATTTAAACGTGTTGATTACATCGAATTTATTGTATTGAATTAATTTATCTATTTCATTTTTCTTGAGTAGTGTACCCGGTTTGAAAGGTAAATCTTGAATATCATGCGAACGCATTGCAAATTCTATTTGCTTCAATGATGTTGATTTCTGACTGTTATCAAAGTGGTGAATTTTAAATAAATCGATTTGTTTTATATAATAGTCCGACTCCCATATGTTATTATCAAAACGGTTTTTCCATGGTGTTGAAATCAACCGGTCTGATTCTATATAAATATCATTCGGTTCGATTTTACCGAATCGTTTATATCGATCGATCATCCAATGCAACAACAGATAGTCATAACCGACATTATTAAACCCGATGAATACAACATTTTGTTTCATCACGTATGTTAAAAAATTCATAAATGCTGCAGTCTGATTTTTTCGATAACTTATTTCATATTCGTAATGAGTTTTATCAGCACAGTGATAAATACAGATTGTAAATACCCATGGGTAGCATTCAATATCATAAATATAATGCGCAGGATCATAACCCATATCAATACTAAACTCTTCACGTGTTGAACAAGCGGGGCACTGCAAATCACTGTGATTATACAGCATCCCGCAACCGTTTACCGGATCACATTGGCGTGCACGCACTAGATAATAATACCCTTTGCACGCAATTCATCGTCATTCATAACCGCACGCCATTGTTCCAGCGTGTGTTCACCGGCTAACGGTGTGAGCGTAGGTTCTACAGCTGGTGTTGCGTTGTTGAACTCTTTCACGAATTGACCTGGTGACAACACTTGACCAGTTGGTGCAGCAGACGCTTGTGGTGCACTTCCTGGACCTGGCTGTGCTTGTGGTGCACTTCCTGGACCTGGCTGTGCTTGTGGTGCACTTCCTGGACCTGGCTGTGCTTGTGGTGCACTGGCAACCGGTGATGTCTGCGCAACACCTGCAGGTAAACCTACAACGGGCGCTGCACCCTCAAACACCTTAGAAGTGCTTATATTTCCACCAACGGATGCAAACGGCTCACCATAGCCAACCACCTGTAAATGCTCCATACGCATAATGATTTGTAAACCGAATTTAGGATGATTAAACGGGAACATTCGCAACATACCGCGCAGGAAAATACCGGGATAAATTTGAGAAGCTTCTACAGCTTGCCCGTTGATGTCAACAATACCGAATGGTACAGGCTCACCGTTATTTGAACCGCTGCGATACTTCATCCACCAGTGGTCTTTGTGACCTTCGTATTGTTCGTTAGTGTCATTGCTAAAACAATTCGCGGCGTTACCGTCTGCGAAATCTGGCGCAGAACAAGTAATAGCACCGTTTGCATCAATCAGACTGTTAATCTGTGCGCATTTTTGGCGCATTTCATAAAACCATTGCAAGTTGGAAAAATCATTGTTACCAAGATTCGGATATAACGCACGTAAATCATAGGCGGGTTTATCAGGGTCAAATGTATTCGGTGTTGCAACGTTGACGAACGTGGCACGAAATGCAGGTGTATATTCCTCGACATGTTGATATTTATCAGTCATTTTTAAAAACCTCACTTGTAGTTGCTATTGCTTGTCGGCTATCACTGAGCAATGCTATTTTAGTGTCGCCAACGGGTTTATATGAATATTTTTCTACTACTTCTAACAGTTTCTTTTTACCTTTGAATGTTTTCTCCAGTTGACTCGGTGACTTTAATTTATTCGGTGCGTAAATTTCAACAAGCGGTGCACCGGCTGCAATCAACTGTGTTTCTGTAGCAGTTGTGTCCGTTATTATCCGGTGCTTATTAGTGCGTACTAATTTACAACCGGGTATTTTAAAACCTCGTTGAATCCGTTCAGTACCGAATGCTATTGCTTCATTTTTAAGTTTTTCAACAGTCGGTGCAACTGTTAATATTTCCGCGATGGATTCCTCCGTTAGTGGGAACGGTGGTTCTATCGCACCCTTACACCATTCATTATATTCAGGGCAGTTAATTTTAGCTTTGCAGTGCTTGCAGTGCGCACCCGGTGAACGTTTCGCTAATGGATTTTCCACCGCTTTTACAGTGGGTTCAAGCTTAGTTTTACCCCAATGCAAAACATCGTGATAATTTACAACCTGGCTACTGTATTTTACACCGCTGTTACTGCGTGGTTGAAAAATTCCCATTTGAACCTTAGCAGGAACAATGCTGAATTTTACTTGTAAATAATTCAACATCATCAATGCATAAATCCATAACTGATAATTATCAACCGCTGATACATCGTCAAATCCATATTTTAGATCGTCAACATATAACATGCGCTCAGCGTGTGCATAGGTGCCATCGTCCAGCGTACCAAATAAATCCTTGCTAATTTCCGGCAATGACATTTTCAGTTCAATAAAACGGTGCTCAGGGCGTGCAGATCGTGAGCTAAGCAAATCAAGATATTCTTGAATGTGTTCAACCTGATCTGCAGTGACTTCAAAACCGTTAAACTTGCGACCGAGAAAACTACTTGCAGGTAAACCTACCAGCTTACAAGCTTCACTGTGCATGTGTGCACCTGTACCCTGTTCAGCCGGTTCAGAATACAGGTCTGGCAGGTGTAACTGTGCAAGGCTGCTACCATGACAGTTGAACCATTTATTCGCACCCGAAGGCGATAGTAAATTACTATGCGTTAGCATGATGTTCCAATAATTCACTAATTATCCAGTCAGTAACCTCTGAAGTAGGTTCATTCAGTAACTCACTGTGATCATAACCCGGTTCGCCTCGTCCGACTTTCATCAGTCGATGTCTGAGTGTTTCGTCACCGTGTACAGCAACGTGACGCGCACAGACTTCCATAAAACCGATACCCGGTTCATTAATATCCTGTGGTTGTGGTGACATTTGCGCAGCTTGTGGTATCGTTGCTGCAGCTTGCGGTGTTATCTGTGTTACATTCGATGTGGGTGCAGCAGTGGTTGTTTCGGTGACTGGTGCAATAACATCATCGATTTCATTGTCTGCGGCTGCAGCGATTAACACGCGACGATCAGCCGCATACATGTCAGGTGTATAAGCTGCAGATTTGATTTTGGCAAAACATCCTTTAGTTGCGCCGGTTTTGTTCTTGCTGCGAGTGCCTGACATCATACCGCTGTGCCATGGGCAATTCATCGCGTCAACGTCATTCCAGTCGATACTACCATCGGGTAAACTGTCAATAGCACAGTTATCAGGTGTTTCTTCAGTGTCTTCAGTATCGGTGTCGTCAAATAAACTAGGCTTGACATCAGATGGGATACCTTCTAAATCATTTACAACCGGTGCAAAATGTTGCATAGCGGTCATTGTTTGACGTAATTGATTGTTGAAAATTTCCATCGATCTTGTTAGATTTTCAACACCTGTTGTTAATACCTTAACGCTTTCTTCAAGTGACATTTTAAATTTCCTCATTTATGTAAGTTTCTGGCGTTTCCTGTAGGAACCTGCAATAATCTAGTCTATCAACAATCAAGAGTCAACAATTAAATGGTAATTAAACCTCGTTGGTATCAACAACCGCTTATAGATGCTACATATGAAAAGTGGAATAGTGGCTTTCAAAACGTTGGTATGGTAGCACCGTGTAGATCAGGTAAATCGTACACGATGGGTTTTATCGCACGTGAATTCAACCAACGGCAAAAATACGTTGTACAGTTTGCACACCGTGATGTGTTGCTATCGCAATTGAGCATAAGCTATGCAAATTTAGGTATTCGACACAATTTAATGTGCAATACCAAAGCAAAAAAATTCATTGCAAATCTGCACGTTGAAGAATTAGGTCAATGTTTCTATGACGAGCGTGCAACCGTAACTATCGCATCAACTAAAACCTATTACAACGCTAATACAATAAATATAGATAATAAAATTGGTCTATCGTTGATGGATGAATGTCACCACAGCATAGCAGATAACCAGTCTGGTAAAGTTATTTTATCCATGGAAAATGCATATCACTTGGGTGTTACTGCTACGTTTTGCAGGTTGGATAATAAAGGTTTAGGCAGGAAATCGCACGGTGTTTATGACACTGTAGTGTCTGGTGTGACTGCACACGACCTATTTCAAACCAGTGATCTATGCAAATATCGCATTGTTGCAACAAAGTTATCTAAGCAATTTCATCATGATATCAAACAGATAAAACAGGGTAGAGAATACGACCCTGAACAAAAACGAATCATGCTTAACGATACTCGGCGCAATGTAGTGGGTGATGTGGTTGGCACCTATAAAAAACATGCTATGGGTTTATCTGGGTTAACGTTTTGTCAGGATATTGATGCATGTGAGAAAATGGCAATGGCTTATCGTGCAGCCGGTGTTAGCGCTATTTCTCTTAGTTCAAATAATTCTAATGACGAAATTTGGGAGGGCCTTAGATTATTTCGCGCCGGTAAAGTGCTACAGATATGCAATTGTAAACTATTCGGTGAAGGTTTTGATACACCGATTTGCTACAGTGTATCGTTTGTAAATCCAACAAAATCATATACTAACTACACACAAGAATTTTTTAGAGGGTTGACCAATGCACCTGGTAAAAAATATTCTTGGATATTTGACCATGTGGGCAACATCGAAGAGCACGGTTTACCGGACCATGGGTTAAATTGGGAGGATTATCTACACGCACCGGCTGATAGACCGAAGCGAAAAAATGATACAGAGTCAGCACATAAGACAACAACGTGTGTTAATCCTGAATGCAATAGTGATTATTTTCTACCAGCCAGTGTATGTCCGTGGTGTGGTACACCGTACCAGGTAGTCTCAAGAAAGCCATTAAAGACCGTTGACGGTGAACTGGTGGAGTTAACACAGGAAGAGTTAAACCGATTGCGCGGTAAAAGACGTGTTGTTGAAATGTCACCGGAAGCATTTAAAAAGAATTTAGAATTTAAAGGGATGTCACATATGCGATTTGGGGCTATGATTAAAAACCACAATGTGAGATTAGAAATACATGAAGAGTTGAAAATACTTATTGATGAATTTGCTATGCAGGCATACGATGCAGGGTTATCTGTATCACAGGCACAACATCAATTCAATGAAATGTACGGTCATTGCATAGATAGCGTCCACAGCTTGAACACAGTAGAAGCAAGAAAACTGATTGACAGGTTGACTTGTGAAAACCTGTAGACTATTGTAACTCTTTGGAGGTGACGTTATGAAACGTAGAATCGAAGTTGCAAGGTTTATCGAAAACCAAATGGTTAACACTAATGGAAAGGTCAAGGAATTCAATACCTGGCATTACGGATACATTGAATTACGAAATCTATTAGATTTTTTATATGATAGAAAACCTATTTTCGATGGTGAAAAACTAAAAAACCACAGGAGTGATACAACATGATCGTTAATAAATATGCGCAACAAATGATTCAGTTAGTGTTAGGTTTAGGCACTAGAAAGAATGTACAGATAGGGTGCACCCTGGACACTTACTTGCAAGAACAGAATAGAAGCAAGGAAAATCTTCGACT